TTATTCATAATTATTGGAATTATTATTTGGCATTTACAAGATATTCACAAAAAAACTTATTTTATGAATGAGATAATTGGTTTATCTATTTTATCTATTCTATTTGGAATTTATTTATTTTTACAAAATGTGGAAGATGTTTTCAAACAAATCAAAGGTTATGATCATAGTTGGATTACAAACATAACTTATTTAGGATTTGTAGAATATATTACAATCATATCTTTGATTTACATAGGAACTGTTTTTTATGTAATTGCGTCTTATTATCATTTACATATTAAAAATTGGACATTATTAAAATCTCTTATTATTGCCATTCCAATTGTTATATGTGAATATCAATTTAGTTTAAGAGGAAATTATCTTGCGAATAATGTATTGAAATTAAATTCTATTCAAATTGTTTTAATAACAATGATTTTTTATTTTATAAATGCGTGGTTGCTAAATTTATTTATTTTGAAAAATAATGTTGTTTGGTGGAGAGAAATTATAGCATTTACTTTTATTTTTATGGCATTTTTAATTACAACATCTTATAAGTAATTTCATTATTTTAAATTATCATTATAAATTAATGAAAAAATGGAGTAGAAAATATAAAAAAAGTATTAATTGTAATCGGCCGAAAGGATTTTCTCAAAAACAATATTGTAAAGGAAGAAGTCGTAATAGTCATAAAAATAGATGATAATTTATTTTTTAAATATTATTATAATATAATGAAAAATCGAATAATAAAAAATAAAAGAACTACAAAAAGGATTTTTAAATATCAAAAAGTTAGTAGAAAAGGTATAAAATCTAGAAATAATAACACTAGAAAAAGTAAAAATCTTAAGGGAGGATCTCAAAATGATAATGAAAAACAACTTTTCCATTATGGGGTTACTGATGTTAATCCTAGATGGAATAGGTCTTTTATTATCAAGGTTAAAAAATATATTCCAATAAATTGTATTTTGAAGGAGCATATTATTCATCATAATAGTCAATCTGAAGAATTTCGAAAAAAAATATCTCCCATAGATATTGTACCAAATAAAAAATTGGATATCAAGCCAATATTACTTTTTTTCAATAACTATTATGATAATTCTATAAAAAAAATAACAGATTTCAATAGAAATTATAAAAACGTACTACATAAAAATCAAAGGATTTTTCAAAATAAACTTTTAAATGAATTAAAAACATATATATATGATAAAGAGTTTGATCAAAAAATATGTTTTCTTAAATTATTTGATTTATTGAATAATCTTGTACCTTTATCCTTTAGAGGTGATGTATATAAATTTCCAAATGAAATAATAAAGTTAAATGAATTTATTGAAAATGACCCAGAAATTATATTTGAACAAAGTTCTGAAAATATGACTAAATTAACTACACTAGCTAACACATATTTTAACGATAGAATAAATCAAAACACAATATATGATAATATAATATTAACGATTAATTCTCTCATAAAAACTGATTATTCAAGCACATATGGTACAAAAGATACCTCTCAGGAACCTGTATCTCAAGAACCTGTATCTCAAGAACCTGTATCTCAAGAACCTGTATCTCAAGAACCTGTATCTCAAGATTCTGGAATATATGATGATCATGGTAATATTAAATTATATTTATTTGACGAAATATTAAATTTGGATAATATTATTATGATAAATTATAATGATAATTTAACAAATAAAATAAATATACAAACAAATATATTTGAATTTAATAATGATTGGTTGCAAAAATATATGTATTCATTATTTAAAAAATTTATTGAAATGTATAAATTATCAAGAAAATTAACTAGTTTGGATATTATAGATACAAATACAAGCCCTAGCAAGGATAGTAAATTAAAATTGTATGATAATTCTGACAAAGAGATTGGAGAAATAGTTTCAGAAGCCACATATAAACAAGTTATACATGGTAAATCAAAATGGTATTGTGATATAATTGATAGTAATGGCAACAGAAAAAATGTATCAATTAATGATATGAAAATTAATATAGAAATATTGAATCCAAATAATTTGATCCATCCTAAAATATTTCGTAAAAAAAATGAGAATGAAATATTAAAATTTGATGAAAAATATAGAGAATTAATAGAACATTTAGAAAATGAATGTAAAGATATTTTTCAAGATATCCATTCTGTAGGCAAAATTGAAGGCGAACGTATTAATGTAGTGCCTGCTGTAAAAACTATAGAAACAGATAAATGTGAAATTTCTACACCTAAATTACCTACTATTGTAAGAACCAAAATAAGCCAATTTATAAATAGTATCACTCCAAAGAGGTATTCAGGTCCTTCAAATGGGGGTACAGGTTAATTTACTTCTTTAGCTTTGGACATCCGCGTTGATGTGCTGATAATGCCTGTTTGTTTTTACAAGGAAAACCACAATGTTCACACGCCATCATGGTTGAGACAGGTGTAAAACGTGTCGACAAATATTTTTCCAAACTTGGAATACTCATTGCGTCCAATTGTTTTTTCATAGATTCATGAAATTCTTTAATTGATTTCAACATGGCTGCGCGATTGGATGCCCATAATTTATACTCATCATTCATTTCTTTTACTACCTCTTTACTAATATGTTCATTATCATCTCCTTGATCTAAATTATCGAGCATTTCTTTGAAATGGTCAATAATATCAATTCCGATTTTTACTTTATCTGAATCATTATTACAAAACTGAATATAAACTAATACATTTCCATTATTGACTTGAACTTCATAAGACTCCTTACCGCAAATACCTGAGTTTGAAATGAACAAACCACAACATGATTGGATTTCACAATCTCTAATAAATTTCTGGACTTCATCTGTTGGTACAGATCTCGAATAATCTTTATTTTCAATTAAGACTTTTGGTTTATTCTTTCTCTCCAAAATAAAGTCACCGGTCTCTTTTGTTGTTCCAACAAATTCTACATTTGCGGATGGATATAAATTTTGTAAAATAGAAAAAAGTAAATTTTCAGAAATCTTTCCTTTATGAGATGAATTATTCATTTTTCCAAGAAGTTCTGTAACATTTTGTTGATTTTGAGTAGAAATCTCTGAAACTTGTTTAAATCCTGCTTCAATTTCTCTCTGTGTTTGCGCGAATCGTTGTTCAATTTGAGACAAATCAATTTGACTTTGACTAGTAGTTTGATTTTGTAATTGATTTTTTGTCTCTGTTTCTATAAAAGTTTGTAATTCTTTAATTTTATCAGGAAGAGTTTGAAATAGAATTTGTGTTTTATCCAAAAGTTGTTGATTATAATTTTGTAAAAGTGGAGAGAATTTTTCAGAAACATTATTAGAAAGAATCATTTTGATATCTTCCATATATTTATCTTTCATTTCCATCATTTTGAGAGACATTGCTCCCTCTTGTCTCTGAAGATTCTCTTCCATGGATTTTAAACGTTCCATCATTTGTGAAATAATTTTGATAGATACATTATCCTCATCTGTAAATTTTTCTAATAATTCAATTAAAAAAAGATTTGATTGTTCAAAAGAAATAGATGGATGATTTTTATAGAAGGTGATGATTTTTTCATTCGTTGTAGAAAGCATTTATATAACATAGTGGATCTATTTAAGTTCTTATTAGGTTATTGAATTAAGATCAATATTTTTAAAATAATTATAAATTCTTAAAAAATATGTAATTTTTAAAAATAAAATTTCTTTAAAAATTTTTAAAATCTTTTTAAAAAGTTCCCCCCCCCTCGAATTTATACTTTTCTTTTAGTCCTCCAAAATGAGCATTATGATGCGGTTTTCCTTAACAATAAGCTTAGAATAAGGAATCTATAATAATAATAAAACTATAATTTAAGGAGAAAGTGTATAAAAATAATATATATTAATAACATATGGAGTATAAGTGCGAATGTTGTTTATTTTCTACAAAAAAGAAGTACAATTATGATAAGCATCTTTTGTGTACTAAACACAAGTTGCTTGAAAGCAAGTCGATAGTTAGCCAAAAGTTAGCCGAAAGTAGCCAAAAGTTAGTCGAAGTTAGCCAAAAGTTAGCCGAAAGTAGCAATGATTTAAGCAATCTATTCAAGTGTAAATATTGTGAACAAGGATACAAACATAAGTCATCTTTATCAAAACACATAAAATATTCTTGTACTAAGAATAAAACAGAAGATCTTACTGAGTTAGTGCGGTTATTGAATCTACAATTGGCACATAAGGATACACAATTAGAGACACAATCAAAACAAATTGAAAAATTAATGAGTAAATTAGAAATAAATAATTATACAAACTCTAATAATACTATAATTAATAATGTGACAAATAATATCAATCTTTTAAATTATGACGAAACAGATATATCTCATTTAACAAATAAAGATTATGAAAAATGTATCAAGCAAGTTTATAACTGTGTAATGAAAATGATTGAAAAAGTTCATTTTAATCCAGACAAACCAGAAAATATGAATTTATATATTTCAAATATTAAAAGTAAACATATTATGATGTATAAAGACAACAAGTGGATCATCACTCCTAATACAGAATTGGATTCTATTTATGCTGATAAAGACAATTTGATAAAAACTTGGTTAGAAGAAAATGAAATAAAAGATCCTGAATTAATTGAAAAATTCAATAAATGTAATAATATGGATGAAAAGAAATTAAAAAATGTGTATGATGAAATTAATTTCATGTTATTCAATAATAAGCATTTGGTAAATAAAGATTTATTGAAGAATTAAATTGAAATGTTCTTTTATAGCTATACGACATGAATAGGATAATTCTCTCATTATTTTTTTAATATTATTTTTATTAATATCAATCAAATAATTATTTGTTTTTAAAATTTGTATTATTTCATTATAAAGTTTAATATAATTATTCATAGAATGAAACAAATAGTACCACTCATTTCTATTTGTCTCTGTTATTTCATTAATATTATTTTCTTCAAGTAATGATTTTAAATTATTCAGATATACTTCATGTATTATAATATATGCGTCATATATTATTGGTATTTTACAAAATCTTAGTATTGAACAAAGACTATTGAGTAATTCACTTGATTTATCTTTGTATTTGAATATTTTTATAAATAATTCATCATTCATGATCTGATTATATTTTTTATTATAGTTATTTTCTTTTATTTTTTCTTTTTCAATAAGATATTTTATGATATCAGAATGAATAGAGACAAAATCATTTTTATTTTTGAATAAATTATCCCAAAGAGTATCATATTTGGAATATATATTTTTATAAATTTTTTTATAAATAGTATTTTGAATACGATATTCTCTCTTTTTATCTTCATACGTTAGTTTGAATTTATACATAGATATAACTTCACCTACACATTTTAAATCTACATAATTAATATGTCTTCCACATATACCTGTTCCTTTTACTATATTTAATTTTGGTTTTAATATTTTTATTAATGAGTCTTCATCATATTTTGTATAAATTTGAATACTGAATCCGTTTTTAATTATATCCTTGATCTTTTTCATTTTATGATGATTTTTTAAATAATGATAGCCATGTTGTGTTGTAAAACCAACATAGTATGCGTTTAATAGACTCTCTTTGTAATACACATAACATATAGGTATTGTAGTAAAATCTTTGAATTTTATAAAATCGTCAATACTTTTTATAGTAACCATTTTATAAAATTTATTAAAAATCTATAAAACTATTCAATTTTATTCATTTTTATGAGTCTCATATATGAAACAATATGAGGTTCATAATTATTATGAGTTTCATTTATGACATTACTATGAGAGTAATAAAATTATGAGTCTCATTTATGAGAAATTATGATAAACTTAAATAAGTTTTTGTTAATTTATTAATTAAATTATATTTCTTAAACAAAAAATTAATAAGAAATTAAAC